TTACACGAGAAGGAATTCGTGATATAATGATACCCACGTGCACCTGAGTTCAGAAAATGACCAACGGCAAGCCCCCCTCACTGCTGCCAAGTTTGATACCGCCGGGTCCACCGGTATTCCGAGCCCCTCCTGGCAGCCTGCAAGAAGAGGCCTCCCCTCAACGTGTGAACCGCCAACTCCGCGAGCTCTTCAGAGAAGCATTTGACAACCTTGGTGGTGCGCCGTGGCTCGTAGAGTTCGCAACGAAGTCCGACCAGAACGCCAGAGTCTTCGTGCAGGCAATCAGCAAATTGTTGCCCCCCGCAAACGATCCAAAGGGTACAGGTGGCGTCATCATCGACGTACCCTGGTTGACTAACACGCGCCTGTCATACAAGCGCGACGAGTCGAATGAGATCATCGACGTTCAAGTGAGAGGAGAATGACATGACTCAAGGCTACGAAGAGCGACTGATGGACGAGTACGCGGACTTGGAGGAGCGTACAGAAAAGCTGTCGGCGTACGTGGATTCGGACGCGTACTTCAAGGAGGTCTCGGTCCAGGATCGTGACTACCTGGTCGCGCAGCTGGCGGCTCAGCGAGAGCTGTTGCGTATCTTGACCAGTCGCGTCGCGATCGTCAAGGAGAAGAAACCGGCGCCCAAGGTCGAGAAGGAACCGGTGAAGGTCGAAAAGACGCACAAGTAAGTGGGTCCACAGTACAACCCCTTCGAAGGAGGCACCCAGGATAGACCCTGGAGTGAGCTCCTGAAAGATGCAGCAACCCGTCTGGTCGACATACCAGCGGGTTACGCGCGCGGCGCTGTGACTGGCACGCTGGGTTTGCCGGGGGACATCGAAGAACTGATCCGGAAGCACTCGGGGGACCTTGAAAAGTTCTCGCCCATCAACGCGGGTATAGGTGCTCTGCGGAGAGCCACCGATAGCGAGCCGGAGAAGCCGGATCCCACACCGTTCTTCAGGACAACGGACCTGTGGAATCAAGATCCGAGCATGCCACCTGTCAGGGAAGGGCAGAAACCGGGGGTTGAGGAGACCATCGGCCAAGTCACTGGTGTCCCCATAGGTGTTGGGGGCGCCGTGAGAGGCGGTGCGCGCGCCGTAGAGGGTGCAAAGGACCTTTTACAACCTTCCATAGACGCATTGAAAGTGACCCCGCGAGCAATCACCCCCGCAGATCAGGCATCTAGGCGCACATTTCTCAAGGGCGGGACTGCTGCAGCGCTTGGAGGCGGGGTCCTAGGAACGGAAGCAGTTGTAAGGGCGTTAAGGAAGGAAACGAAGCCCCAAGGATGGAGCAGCGTCGACACAGCTGTTGAGAAAGAACTCCCACATTGGTCTAGAGGTGGGAGATCAGTACGTGGTCGGGTCGAAGAGAAGACTCTCGCGCATCATGCCGCTGAGGGGTACGCCGATCCTGAGACGTTTGGTCAGGCACATACGCCCCCTTCTATCGATGACTACCTCACAGCAGGGCGCCAACGCTGGCCAGATAGAAGCGACGACGAGATTCTGCACACCTACGAGCGCCTACTTGACACGCAAGCTGGTTCTACTGCCAAATTTGGTACGAAAGAGGTGCCGAAAGCGGATAAAGAGACCTTTGGCGTAGGTCGCTATGACACTACTACTGGAAAGTGGGACGAGACAGAGGCAGATTGGGCTCGAAAGATCATCAATGGCGAGGTGAATCCTGCTGACTACAAGAAGAATGAGTTTTTGAACCTTGATTGGGGCAATACCGATCACTGGGATGATTGGAATACCCTTAAAGGTCATATCAAGGAAGATTCGCCCAAGGCACCTTGGTTGCAGCGCCTCGAACAAGGTCAGGGCACCCCACAAGATTCAAGTAACTACTACAAGAATCTGGATACACCCGCGAACAAGGCAAAACCGCAATCAGCTGCAGAAGATCCTGATGCTGCTGCAAAGGCAGTTCTAATGGCATCGACTTTGCGCGATCCCATGACGGCGAAGGCGAAGAAGTTGTTGGATGAAGGAATGCACCCGGAAGGTGTCTGGCGCGTGACAGGTCGTGAAAGGGTACCTGGAGCGCCTGAGAACCGGTTCATGAAAGAGATTCCTGACACTGATGCGCATATCAAGCCAGGTCCATGGTTTGATAACAATGGCGGTTTGACTCCAGGTTGGTACAAACTGGATTCTATGATGCACCATCCTGAACTGTTTGACAAGCTGCCGCAGTTCAAGGACACGCGCGTCTCTATTGGACCAATGCAAGAGGGGGTCTCAGGTTCATTCCAACAAGATTTGAATAGGATGAACTTGAATAGTGACTACTTTAACAAGTACACCATGAACGAGCTCATGGGCACAGTACTTCACGAGATACAGCACCCCCTTCAGAAGCAATTCGGTTGGCCGCGGGGCTCAAATGTAGATTCCATGAACATGGATACAAGCCAATTGATAGGTTTGCAGCACATCAAAAACCGCGGACCGCATCCAGAGAAGCGTCAAGAGCTGTTGAATATCATTGATGCGCTTGGTGGGAAGAACTTCCCTCTATACCACAACACCTTTGGTGAACAGCAAGCCGAGGTGACGAATGCAAGGCGGTTCTTGACCCATCAAGAGCTCGCAGATATCCCGCCGTCCTCGATGTATGCTGCCCCGCATCTTGGGTTCGACATCAAGGACTACCGGAAACTCCAGAAAGAGGCTTCGCGCACCTACGAACAGCTTCCGCCAATGACTGCAGCGGAAATCAAGGCTCTGCATGAAGGTATTCGGAAGGGTCCGAAGCGCGCCGGAGATTTAGAACCGCCTGTACCAGGTGGCGGAACTCATCCAAAACATACAGAGAACATCATAAAGATGACGGGTGGTAAGAAGTCGCGTTTCGATGAACTTACAGATGACGAACTGGATAAGTTCTTCGACCAAGGACTTGACGAGGGAATTCAAGTCAACTAATGCTTAAGTACGTCCCTAGGGAACAGTTCGTAGCGTTTCACAATCGCAAGCAGCGCTGGGGTGCCATGAACACCCATCGGCGCGCGGGGAAGACCGTCGCTCTGGTGAACGACCTTGTCTTCGGAGCGCTAGAATGCGAGTTGTACAAGCCCCAACTGGCCTACATTGGCCCAACTTACGCGCAGGCGAAGCGCGTCGCATGGACTTACCTGAAGGACTACGCCGAGCCGTACATGTCACGGCCCCCTCAGGAAGCTGAGCTCAAGGTTACTCTCCATGGAGACAGAACTCTATATGTCCTGGGAGCGGACAATGCCGACGCCCTGCGAGGAATGTATCTTGATGGCGGTGTTGGCGACGAGTATGCACTATTTCGGCCTTCCGTGTTCCCACAGGTCATTCGTCCGACTCTATCGGACAGGAATGGTTGGTTCGTGTTCGCATCCACCCCTCGGGGCAAGAACCTGTTTTACCAGGTTGTTAAAGAGGCCCGGACTGATCCCGATTGGTTCTTCCTCGAACTACGTGCTGATACTTCAGGAATCATCCCACGTGGAGAATTAGAGCAACTCCGCAAGCACATGGACCCAGAGGAGTTTGCACAGGAGTACCTGTGTAGCTTCGATTCGGCATTGAAAGGCGCAATCTACGCTGATGAGCTCAATGATGCGTTCCTACATGGACAAATCAAAGCGAACCTGTACGACCCAAACCTTCAAACACACGTTGTCTTTGATCTGGGATTCACAGATGCAACCGTTGCCATCTTTTGGCAAGAAGGACCTTACTCACGGGGCGACTTGCCAGTGCGGATTGTCCATGTCGAGTCAACCCAAGGCAAAGACATCTTTCACCATATCGAGAAGATCCATACTTTCTCAGGAGAGATTGGCGATGTCTGGCTCCCCCATGACGCCAGGGCCAAGAATCTCCAGACGGGCCGTTCGCTTGTTGAGCAATTTCTTAAAGAAGGAATTAGGCCGCGACTCGTCCCGAACCACAAGGTGCGTGATCGTATTGCCGCAACACGTCGCCTCTTTCCTCTTATTGCGTTCGAAGATGCTGCTTGCGAAGACCTCATTGAGGCTCTCAAAGGATACAGAAGAGTCTGGGACGACAAGCATCTCATCTTCAGTGATGTCCCCCTCCACGATTGGTGCTCTGACTACGCAGATAGCTTCGGATACATGTGTGTAGTCGCGCATCAGAAGTACAAGACAGTGACAACGAAGACCACGGCGGAACCCGTGAGCTCCGGTTGGAACTATGCCTTCAATCTTGACGATCTGCATGCAGATCGTACGAACATGCTCGGGAATAGGAGAATTCTGTGATCTCTGACACCCCGATGTCGGGTTCCCCAACCATTGTTGACGCCCGGAAACTCACTCCGCGCGAACTCTGGATTACCGAGATTGCTTACGCTGAACAGGAGCTGAAGAAGTTCCATGAGCGGGCGCGTCAATGCGTCCGTAGGTTCGTAGACGAGCGCGATGCCCTGGATGCACCGAACAAGTGGTTCAACTTGTTCTACGCCAACACGAAAATCATGAAGGCGGCGCTCTATGCACAGCTACCAAAACCTGAGGTTACAAGAAAGTTCATTGATTATAACGATCAACTCGCGCGGGTTGCAGCCAATATCTTACAACGGGCTATATCCCCCGATGGAGACGATCCTAGGGACCTTTTCGATCCCACAATGCGACATGTCGCACTTGATCGTCTCGTCAGCGGACTCGGTCAAGCATGGTGTCGTCTTGAAACTGACACTGAAGATGCCGAATTGATCCTTGAGGGACAGATTCAGTCTGTCGGCGAGGGCCTGGAAGGCCAAAATGATCACCACAACGCCCCACTATACTCCGGTTTCAAGACTGGACCAGCCCCGGATGAAGGACAACAAGCCTTACCCGGCATGGAAGCTCCTCCTGGCGGTCCCGGGACTGCTCCTCCTCAG